TAGCAGCGTGTTTCCTGCGGACATAACTTTGTACAAGCGAGCTTCGCCATCTCCCTCCATGTCTGCTTCGACATAGGATTCATATACGACCACCTGCTTCATTTGCTCTTGCCGATGATGCTCATCTGGCGTTAGGCGCTGCGGTCCTACTTGTTCGTGCCTGTAATAACGCTCATCATAATTCTCACCTAGTGGATCTTCGTCGTGGCCAATAGTCTCAACGAGCTCAGCCTCAAATCCCATAGCAATAAGGTCTGCTTTTCGCATAGTTCTGCGGTGTGCTACAAACCCATCATCCACGCTAGTCGACATAGGATTTATGATAAATTCTTCTGGTGGAATTACTTCAATTGCTACTTTTGACTTGTTGACTGACTTGCGGATCACACCTGAAAGCAAGCCGTCATTGTCGTTTAGTGAGGCGAGACCATCTACGTCTGGGTCAGCCATGAGACCGTCAAGTTCGTCAGATGTTAAGCTGTCAAACTCTTCTTCGACCACATCAAGCTTGTTGTCCCAGTAGACTTTAGCAATACCGTTTCGTGCCATCAGGCCATCGTGTATGACATCTCTGTAGACACTAAAACCATCGTTCTGGCGATGGATAATATAGTTGGTGTAAGCTGTGCAAACTCGCGCCATCTCAACGTCTTCGGGACCTTGTGCATTAAACTGCACGACATCAGTGCCAGCAGAAAATGTCTCTAGCAGCAAGGCTTTCAAGCCTTCAACTCCGTCGTACACGTCTTGTGATACGTAGCTGCTGTTGCCGTTAGACTGCCTCTCGGGCAGTTCGGCGTGGTAGTACCGAAGCATCTGCTGACGCTCATGGCTAAGATCGCCATCGGAGTATCCGATTGAACCTTTGATCTCGTCTTGAACGAGACTTAGCAGCTCATCTTCGGTAAGTGCTGTGAATGTCTCAGCCATTAGATTGCCTCACTGTAAAATTCATCATAAATGGTAACAGGCTCCCAGCCTTGCTGGTGGCCGTAGTTTGCGATTGCCAAGGACATAACGCAGTCGTCATGGCAGCCAGCTTCAGCTTCCATACCGCCTGTTTCAGTTTCGATGTATGTCAGCATTTCGCGCAAAGTAACTTTGTCGTGAATTTCTAACTCGTCCATACGGAGCGCAGCTCGAAGTTCGTTGATGACTAAAGGCTTACTTTTGGCTGTGGTTGCAAAACCTAGTTTTACTGTTTCTTTGTCGCTTATTTTGTCGACGACAATTTCAGTATGAAAATTTGAATATCCGTAATCTTTATAAAGTCGTGTGCAGGTCAACAGCCCGTGAGAGTTGCTTTCACATATTACATATGCGTCATTAAAAAACTCACCAAGTCTAAGAAGCACATCAGCAAAATAGTCTGGGTGTACGTGGGCTCTAAAAGATCCTACGTGCCGTTTTTTGCTGTCGAGTATTTGAGCAACAGAATAGTCTCCGCCTCTAATACCCATGGCAACATCAGCACCAATTGTGTACATTTCGCCCGGATCGACATCCCTGTATAAGGTTAGTTCGCCGCGTGGATGTTTTACCCAGACATCACCTTCTAGCGCCATGCGAGCAATTGGCTCTTTGGCTGCATCAATCATTTTAATAAGTTGGTCAGGGTTAAAAATTGGCCGACCAGAAGTCAAAAATGCTTCATCGGCGTCTGACGGATATTCTTGCCTGAATAGATCAATGCCATTTTGTGCAATTTTCTTGCGTCTGAAAGCTAATTGCTCATCGCTTAGTTTATACTTTTCTTTGAGCTCTTCTTCTTCAGGCGTGTAATCATTGCCGTAAACCCATGGTTCTTCGTACTCGTCTTGAATATACCAAGGAAGAAACACAGGAATAAAACCGTTGGTGCCTTCACATGCGCCTTTCCATAAATCATAGAATTTTCCACTAACGCCGTTAGCGGTCGACTCAACGAAAACTGCAGTATTCTTTTTGTTTGGAATAGCCTGCATAATGGCGTTGAAGTTTTCTTCTGCTGTAGAGTGAGACCAAAAAGCTAACTCTGACAGATGCGCTACGGTTACGGTTTCACCTCGCGCTACCGATTCACCACCTGCTGTTGCGACAACATAAGAACTATCTAAGATGTCGAAGTTAAGCTCGCGACGCGAGGAATACTTAGTGTGTGGTTTGATCGGTTCTGGGCAATTTTCATGGTATCGCCTTGTCATATCAAACAAGGCGCGTGTGCTGTCGGCGTGGTGGGTCACAACGAGCCCTCGCTGAGCTTGGCGTTGTGAAAGCCACCAATATAGCCAACCACCTACCATTGTGGATAAGCCCATCTGGCGCGCTTTTAAAATGATAATGCGCACCTTGCCTTCGTCCTGAAGCTGTTTTTCAACTTGCTCCAGAAGAAGGCTCTGGGCGGTGTTTAGATGCAACGGAGTTACGTTTCCATCTTTAGTGCGGATTTTTAGAGCGTGCTTTGAATAGAAGCCAAAGTCATCCCTCAATTTTTTCCTGATCTTCTGTGCTTTCGCTGCTGTCATCTAGACTTGCCAGCCACTCTTCAGCGACTGCCTTTACTTCATGCTTGTTCACGGGCTTCTGCTTGGTGAACTCCAAAAGAGCTTTTGCAGCACCTGCTTTTGTGGTTGCTGCGTCTGGTCCTTCGGCGATCTCAAGCAGAACTGTGACAGCACGTTTTGCGATGTCGTCGTCTGACGGCAAAATGCCTTTTTCAATCATTTGCTGTACCTTGTTTTCTGCTTTGACACGTAATTGTTCACGAACTTCAGCTAATTTATCGAGTTGTCGACCCCAACCATCGGGCACGCCTTTCGGCCTATTATTTTTTGCGCCCACGCTTCGCAGGTGCTCCAGGTGTTTTTGCCACCTTTCCCCGCCCTCTGCCTTCATCCGTTTTATCGGATGCATGTGCATGTTCTTTTCCGTCCATGCTGGCTTGATCTGTGGGTTTGCTCGTAGCCTGTTTGACTTCGGGTTCATTGACGCGTTTGGCTTGTCCATCAATAGCTCCTTGCATCACAGCTGCTATGTAATTGTGTACGATACGATATGTTGTTGAACTGCTCTTTATTAGCGACGCAGGTGGCATTGAATTTAAAAACTCGCTGCCCATCGCAAGCCGCGCTTCGAGCGTAAAACGATCGTCTGTAAACATTTTGTCGAAGACCTCGATAAGCTGATATAGCTCAGTGGGTTTCATGTGCTCTCCTTATATTTCTTATGACAATGCATAAAGGTTAGGCGCTGCCTCACCTCCAAATGTCATTGCTTTTTGCTGTTCTATTTGCTGTAGAACGTCAGTCATTGAACGCTCCATGCTCTGGCTGCCTTGGTCTGTCGTGATATTGTATTTCACTGACATACCGTTCGGATCCAAGCCGTTAGCTTGCAAGATTTGCTGATAAATAGGCTGACCTGCAATTTCTCGCATAATCTGCCAATATAACTCGCGCATCATTTCGCCGTTCTTTGCGTGTGTAGCAAAAGCATCGTGTGTGTGCATAAAGCCTGTTGCTCCAGCAGCACGCACGCGCTTAGCAAGTTCACGCTGAACGTAGGCATCAAGCGCATGGTTCAAAAACGCAGCAAAACCTGTAATTGCTTTCTTGTCTTGATAAACAGGAACAGCAACACGCTTGTCTTTGCCGATTTGCCATGTCACACGCCGCTTTGCGCTGTCTGGCAATTTACCTGTGTAGACAGCAACGTCTCCATCAGGCAGCGGCACACGGACTGCAAAGGCGTCTTGGCCAAGGCTGTTATACAAGCTTTGCGCAATAGATTTTGCGACACCTTCAGCCATAGCTGCACCGGGAAACCGTGAGTCAAATTGAAGCTCAAGATCATTTTGAATTTGTCTCAAACTATCTTTGGTTTCTTGTGTCCACTGCCCATTCTCGTCACGCTCGGCATAAGAAGGCACTGACTTTGCTATCTCATCTGCACCAGATTTGAGTGCCGTGAGCTTAACTTGCCCATAGCTTCGTCTGTTGCTAATGAACTTCTTAGTGATCTTGCGTGTTTTTGACTGTGGCAAATCTAACGCACGCTGCAGATACTCAGCGCCAGGACGATATAAATCACCGCCTGGACCGTCAGGATCCATGGGTCCAAGATTTGTTTCCTGCGCAAGATTAGCGTCGCCTGTTAGCACCGCGTGAAGTTGGTACGAAGACGAAGTGCCATCAAACCAGACTGGATAGCTAGAGCGAAAGTCAGCAAGCGCCTGCTGCGCCTGTGGCATCATGAACAGCTCGCTAGAAGGAATTTTCTTGGCACCGTCAATGACGTTTTCAAGATAAGACCTCATACGCCCTAACTCTACAGCAGCACGTTGGATTTCAAATCCGTGTTCTGCGACATCGAACAAAGCGTGGTTTTTCTGATAAAGTGTTGAACCACTTTGCTTATCTAAAAATAGCTTTGGCGTGCCACCGCGTGTGTGGCTGTAGACGTAACTTCCGGGCTGACCATATGCGTTTACAAGATAATCAATCAACGGAAGTTCTAGGTCTGCTTGTGGAATGCTATCGCTAGCTGGGCGACCTGCAAGTGTAAGGTACTGGCTTACAGTCCCAAAAAGGAAGCCAGCTCTTTGGCTATACGGCAGCTCGTTTGAAATACCAAAATGGTCACGCATACTATGAAGCATTTGCTCAAAGCCTGTGTCACCAAGAGGTTCCCAGTTTGGAAATTCCCAAATGGCTTTGCCAGCCTTGCCTTGATACGAAGCAGAGCCATTCAAAGTATCTACGCGCAACCGATCTTGTGCACGCCGTTTCATGAACAGCGGCGTCATGCCTCCACCTTCGCCTTGGTTGTCCTTAAACTGTTTCAAGGCTTCTGCAGCAGCTAGCGTATAAGCGCTATCTGTTGTGCCA